AATGCTACGAATAATATTCCTGAATGTTACAAAATTACACAAAAAAAATGGGCGAGTTATGGCATTTTCATACCATGTCCCCGCCCATTTCATTTAAGGAAAAAACGCTTCTCTCATATAAGAGAAGAAGTTCTGTTGTATTTCCGTAAGTTTGTCCCGCCTCTCAATGGACGGGATTGCATATTTCAATCTACTGTATACACAACAAGTTCTTCCATAATTTCATTTTTTAGAAAAAATCAGCACTGCTGCCTGAAAAACCATTCTTAACCTCACGTGCGTTCAAAACGCAAATTCAAATGTTAGGTGGTATGCCCCGTTTTTGTAAAAAACACTGATACCAACAGCCAAAAACTTTAAAGTGGGGTTGGGGTTCACTTTAATTTATAATCAAATTTGATTACCCCTGACTACACTTCAATAACTTAGGGAACAGGTTTAAAGTATTTGTTGTTTTTGTTCAAAGTTTAAGAGACTTCTGACTTAACCGCTTGTCTAATTTTCAATTTTGGCTGAAAATGATGGATTCGAACCACCGTATTACTGTAAACACTTTACGTTTTCCCTTTGTATTTTCAAACACACGGTTACATTGCTTTCGCAAGAGGCTTGACCGTGCTTATTTGGTGGGGAGAGTACGACTCGAACGTACAATTCATTGATTTCAACTCAATTGCTTTACCTATACTGAAAACACCATGAGTTCTCTTATTTAAAAGAGTAGTAAGATAGTATTTCTTGTTTTTATTTTGCTATCTCCCCAAATACGATTTAAAAGAACGTTACCCTGAAGTTTGTGTTGCCACAGGGACAACAGGGAATAAGACTATTAATAACTTAGAAGATATTCGTTAGTTTTGTTTTCGTAGATGCTTGATTTACCGTCAAATTTACTGTAAAAACTATCAGTTCTTCCATTAGTAGCGGGAGAGGGATTCGAACCCCCGACCTTATGGTTATGAGCCACACGAGCTACCACTGCTCTATCCCGCAATATGTTTTAAAAAGCCAGTCCTATGCAACCTCTTCCAATGAGAAGGAAAAGTGACATGTTATGTTAATGAACTTTTTATTAAGTCATGCAAATATAAAACATATTTTCATATTTACAAATAAGTCTGGAAAAATAAATACTAAAGATTTTACAAAAAGTTATGATTTTATGTAAAAAATTTAACCACTTTTCGTAACTTGTTGATTTTTACGCTCCTTCTTCAACATTTCATGTACACTTCTATTCTCAAAAATAATTTCATCTGGGTTTAATAATCGTTTTTCAACCTCTGATATACTTCGATTATTTTCCATTAAAGGACTTTTAACTGCCTCATTAATCTCATTAATTCGATTATCAACTGGAATATTCACTACAGAAGGAACATCATTTATTGTTACTTCTGGTAAAGATTCAACTTCCTCACGAGTAAACGTTTCACCCGTCCAATCCAATACACCCTCACTTACTCCCTCACTTACTCCCTCATTTACATTTAAATCTAATATATTATCAGTATTATTATCACTATAGAATTCCAGTAGTTCTGCTTCTCTCACAGTTTCTGTAACAAAATCAACCAATTCATTTACTTCTCGACTACTTAAATCAGTTCTATTTGTACTGAAATGCATGTTTACGATTTCAGCATCACTTACAGCATCATCAGATATTCTACTTTCAGTTTGTTCTTCAATTAAAGGAGTTTCAGTAACTTGTGTTAGTGGTTTATTGTTTTGTTCGGCAAATTTTTTAGCCATATCTTCCAATATAACATCCCGTATTGTTGGTACTTCATTAATTGTTTCATCATTAATTTTACTAAAAGATTCACTAACTGCAACATGAAATTTATTTGCAGTACTTTCAATTTTACTTATATCTACTTCATCGTGATGTTTTTGACCTTTATACATTTTAACCGACTTATATCTATCGTCTTCAATTCTGATTTCCATTGTATCATTATTGAATACACAATCAGTAAATGTTTGTCCATCTTGTGCAAACCTCGCTTTAATAATTCTGATATTTGCAAGACTTGCTTCTTTTTGTTCTGGTGTTTTAGCTACACTCATGAAAAAGTGTGCCTTTTGTATTCGCTTGATACTACCACCACTTTGGTGTGCTTCAACAAATTCTGCATCAAATCCAGAACGGTTACTCTGAATCGCAGTCCATGATGGAATATCAAAATCAGAAGCAAGTGTCTCAAAACCTTTGATAATTGCAAGTTCAGCTTCATTTCTATCAGGTGTCTTTTTATGTGATTCCAGACAATCAAGATAATCCAATACAAGTATGTCAAATTTGAATCCCCACTTCTTTTGATGACTGAGCATCCAATTCTTAACATCTTTTATTGTAGTATCTTCCTGACTAAATCTTTTAATAACAAGTCTACCTTTACCTTTCAGTGTTTCTACTTTTGCATGTACTCTTTCTTTTACTTTTTCATTTTCAATATCGTCATCAATTTTACTTAACGGTATACCTGACCAAATAGCATAATGCTTACGTTTAATTTGGTCTTTAGTATCTTCAAATATTACTTGTGCTACATTATATTCTTGTTCATATGCAGTATTTGCAATTTTTGTAAGCAGTGTTGTATTATGTGTTAATATATAGTCATCAATCACATAGAGATGGTCATCATTTTCAACATATATACAAGTTGCATCTTCTTCATGTGAATACTCAATATTTTTTATAAATTTATTATATTCATATTTATCACGAATAACAACTCTATCTAACTTAGCTGGTAATGTACATGAAATTATACCATTATTTGGGAAACTAATTGTTAATGTATAATTTAATTTACCAGAAACCTTAATATTATTACTATTAGTATATGTCTTAAACTTCTCATTAACTCTACAAGTACCACCCAAAGATAATACTAACTCTCTCACATTTTCAGACAATTTTTTTGAAACTGTTGAATAGATGATAGCACTATTTTTACCAACACCTCCATCAGAATCAATTAAGCCTTGTAATAATTTTTCTCTATATTCAACACAATTATGTAAATAAACTTCAGGAATAAACTTAGTACTTGAATCAGTACCATACAAACCCAATTCATCACCTAAAAATACCCCCATAACATATGGGTCTATTTTAACTTCAGTTTTATTAAATTGAACTGGTGATACATTTGGTAACATATAATTTAAACCGTTTTTCAATTTAAAATCTTCAAGCATTTCAGATGTTTTCAATATCTGAAATGTGTGGTCAGGTATACTTAATGTTTTACCATCAATATTTGTTTTTTGATTTCTTTGTTTAAATGAATTTACTGCCCACAAATGTTCTAAATCACAATATGATGTAGTTTGGTCAGAAAATGTAATTTTATATATTTTTCTTTTACCTTGGGAATATACACCCAAAATTTTCTGTGATTTACCATCACTACCAAATACATAATCATTTACCTTTAATGTACCATTTTCAACCCAACCATTTGGTGTCAATACTTTATGACTATTAGGTAAGGCTTTCCCAACCCCTGAAGGTGTTAACACAACTCCAATTTCTCCCTTACCTAAACCACCTCCAGTTAATGCATCAATTACTTCAACACCAGTTGGAATAGTTTTTCTAAATTCTTTTCTTAGTGCTTTATCAATGCCTTCAGTTACTTCTTCACAATCATCTTCTTCTTCACCAATATGTGTAATTTTTTGAAACTTATCTTCGATTGAAAATAGTTCATGTTTATTTCTTATCGCACCACTTTTAACTTTATCAATAATTCCTTCAGCTAATTTTCTATATTCCTGTTGTTTAATAAAACTATTTGTAGCTTTTTGCACAATTTCACCATCATGCAACATTTGCTTGTTAATAATTCTTTCATTCCACAACTCAACACGTTTAAGCACACCAAAGAGTGTTTCCTCTTCAATTAAATTGTTTGGTGTTTTATACTTGTTAATTGCCTGTTGAATACTTTGGTTCTGAAGATTAGGAACTTTATCATATTCCTTAAAATATTCGGTAATTATAATGAATAACCTTTTGAGATTAGGGTCATCAAAATATTCAATAGCTAAATTCGGTATGGTTTTTTCTGCAAATTCTGGTTCAACCAGTAATTGCCACATTAATTTCAATTGAAATTGAGGACCTAAATACGCAGTTAACGTATTTTCATTTAATTCGTTCATTATGGAATGTAGATATAGTTGGGACGAACACTATTTTTAAATAAAAACAATATTCGTCCCAATAAGATTAGTTGTGTCTGAGCCTTCTCAGCATTTCATTTCTATTGATTGGAGAAAGTTCTCTGATTTGATTAATTGAGAGACCTCTGATGTTAATCAAATCATAATCATCCCACATGTTTTTAATGTCGCTCTTTTTTATTTTATTTTCTATTGCATCTGCAATTTCTACTACTGCATCTACAACATCTACTGACCATCTTGCCACAGGATTAAACCCATCGACATAGAAAATTCTTTCTACAATTGGTTTGTCGTTTATATATAAACCAATTTTACATTCGACACCACGAATTGTTTTTTCTTCAATTTTCTGTGTAATCATTTGTGGATTATAGCGCATATCGTCCCGATATTGATTAGGATATGCATTTACCATTTTTCTATGGTACGCATAGAGGTCATAAAATGTTTGTTCAGAATCTACAATAGTTTGGTCGATTCTACCTGTCGGAACAGCAACATCGTAGCTTCTTTTCGACAAAACCTTTTGTAATTTGGTGATACCCTGTGGCAAAATATCCCTGATATCTATCGAATACCTTGTATATGGGTTAAATTGGTCGGCATTGAATATTTTTTCACACAATAATACATCTCCTTGTGATAAGGAAAATCTAAATTGATTGTTATATTCTTTTTCACTCATTTTGATTATTATTAAATTGTTAATACTTTTACAAATATATATAGAATACCTTAAATATGAAAGGATTTTTTATAACTGTTTGTGATTATTTTTAATATATTCTGTAAGTAATTGTTTTTCATTCATTATGATTGTATAAAAAGGTTCAACATATTGGACAAACGTACTACCATATACTGAAAGAAAATCATCTTCATTCATCATTTTTAATAAATTATTACTACCTCTACCATCAGGTGATAATGGTATTTCCAATTGTTTTAGTTCTTCCCTTGCTTGTTCGTTAAGCATCGGCTCTCTAAGATTAACTAATTTAAAATTAGTTTTTAGTCTTTCAACACCTTCTGGACTAATGAGGTTCTGAAGTGCTTTTAATGGTTTCATTTTATTTAGAACCCGTTCTTGATTTATTTCATCAGCACGTCTACAAATATCCCTAACACTCAAATGCTTAAATTTTAATTCTGGAAAATGTTCCAATAATGTTTTTTCTCCCATTCCAGCAATGCCTTTTATATTATCTGCAGTATCTCCACAAATAATTTTCAATATCAATGCATTGCTGTAATGGTGATTGAAATGCATGATATAATTGGTTTTATTAACTGGTTGGTTAATATTTGGAAATATAATTGTTATATTTAAATCTAATAATTGAGCAAAATCACGGTCATTACTAAATAAAACCAATTCTTCTTTGTTGTTGTGTTCGAGGCAATATGCTGCTATTAGGTCATCAGCCTCAATATCATCACATTCGATTTGTCTAATAAAGAGATTTTCAATATAATTCTTAATACTTATACGGTTTTTTAATATCGATTCTTCTTTTTCTTCTTCTCTGCGTATTTCAACAGCACTCATTTCAATTTTCTTATACCATTCTTTGTTTTTCCTATTACTTTTATAAGCAATATCAATCCTGTGTCGCATTACACCGCCATTCTGACCATCCCAGAAAATGATTACTTTGTTAGACATATGTTGTTTAACTAACATGCGCAAAGTGGTCATGAATTGATATAGACACCCAATATTTCCATAATTAGTTGTATAAGTATTTTTTGCCCCATGAAAGGAACGTTTTAATAAATAATTGGCATCAATTAAAAGTGTACGAGTTTTCATTTATATCTCGATGCTCCTAAACCACCACGTTTACTTTTGTATTTTAATGCAATTTCTTTGCATCTATCATATGTCCAATAACCTCTATAATGTCTCATAATAAATATTGGCGAGTAACTTATGTGTTACTCGCCAGTTTAACTTAATTATTCAATTTCAAATGTTGAGCTTTTTT